CCTAGTTGATTACGCTCTACAAAGAAAGAAAGATAACGGTTGACTGTCTCAGCCCACGTTTCTCTGCGTCCTTCCTCATCTAAGTAACGTGCGTATCTACTCTTGTGTATGTATTGTTGATATTGATCCATTTCTTTTTTCAAACTCCTCTTTTAAAAACGTGTTATATAGCTTTGTATATTCTAGGTATCTCATTTGCTTGGTGTCTGACTTATGTTCATCACAGTATTCAGCGTACATCATACCACTAAAAATTTCAAACTCTTTCTTTTGCATCTTGTATATCCTCTTTAGCTTCTTGCTGATTAAGCTCGTCAGTTCTTAAACTTTTAAAGTTTTTCTGAGACTTTGTAGCCTTGCCCTTGTATTTTTTATTATACCTGTCACGGCGTTCAGATTTTCTGTCTAGGTAATTTTTATCCATCACTCCCTAAAACCTCTAGCAATTTATTTTCGTACCAGTCTGCTTTTTTTAAATCTTCTATTCCGTTTTTGTACGGAAATCTCCAGCGGTACTTCAGACTGTTCCCGCGTAAGTAGCCTATAAATTCTTCTTTTGTCAGCATTGCTTGAATTCCGTCTATACATTCTATACCACCCTTATTGTAATGAGCAGGGTTGTTAACTAAATCTTCTCTTTTTTCTTGTTGCAGCCACCTAGTATTGTTCCACTCTTCTGGCTTGGCATCATCTACACTTATTTTTTTCTTAGTGCTTTGTTTCATTCCAACTCCTCCGGGTAGTCTGGGTTTTCAGTTATGACACAAGAGCTGTCAATCCATTTTTTAGGAATGCTATAGACACTGTACCATCTAAATCCATTGGCTTCTGCCCACTCTGCATGAGATCTTTTAGTGCCATCCTTTCTTCTCTTAGCCTGCGGCATAGGTGCTGAAGGATCTGCAAATAAAAAGACCAGCTCTATATTCTTAGGCAGGGCCTTCTTAACCCATACATATTTGTTGTGCTCTGCATGATCCCAGAAACGACCCTTAGCTTCTAAGAAGATTGTATTCTTACCAATCTTTTTTATGAAGTCAGGGTGATAGGTATGCTTAATAATGTAGTCAACTGTATCAGAATGTATGTCCCATTCTTTTAAGATACCAGTATGTAGTTCGTACTCCCAGTTAGAGTCATATCCTTTAATGACACCTTTCTCGGCAGGTCTAACAACTCTACGCTTACGTGCTCCTGATTTTATTTTCCCGACCACTCTATATCCTTTAGGGTTATGGATGAAACATCGTAGCCCTTGTTCATTAATTTTTTAATATTCTTTTTAGCCCAGCGTACTGTATAAAAAGAAACCCACTTTGATTTTTTAGCAATAAAATATTTATCTTCTGGTAGAAAATTACTGAAGTTTTCAGCAGTAATCTTGTGTGCATCTTCTTCAGGTACAACACTGATAAGCCAGTCTATAATAATTTCTTTTGCTTTTACATTAGCTTTCTTTGATTGTTTACCATTCATGTATTTCATCTACCTTTGGTTGCACCCGTACTTTAGTAAAGTATACAAGACCTTTAGCATACCTAAAAGCCCTCAATCCTTTACCGTTATTAGAATCTTTATGGCATTCTTTTTTATGAGGACAGTAAGCACAGTTCTTAGCTATTCTCATATTGCCTGACTTACCTTCAGCCACTGGTGGGTAACAAAGTTCAGGGGGTTTGCTCAAGTCTAATTTGTGCTTAAGATCTTTGATGTGTTGTGACATATTTGGTTTGTCTAAATCTTCAGGTTCATGAAAACAAAGCTCACCTGTTTCTTTATTGATAACTAAAAAACCAGAGTTAGCAGTGCCTTCTGCCTCTTCATAAGCAGCCAACTGAGCTATGTAACCAAAAGGATCATCTTCTCTAAGGATACCCTGCCTAAACTTACTAAAAGAAAAGCCAGAGGCAGATTTAATATCCACCACTTTACCATCAATTTTACAATCCATGTGGCCCTTGATGCCCTCAATGTCTACTTCTTTTTGTTCATCAGAAACTTTGTGTCCCGACATGCGGACTAACAAAAGTAATACTTCTTCTAGTAGATGGCCGTACAAAAACTTAATAAACAAAGAAGGTTCAAGTCTTTTGGCTGTTAGTTGATTCTTTTTATCAAACCACAACTGCCTAGAAGGTTTACCAATGTTAGACATTCTAAGATAAAAACCTTCCTTTCTTTTCTGAGGTTGCGCCCAAGACCTAATGGCTGCTTTAATATCCTCACCAAACTTATCTATAATTTCATCAGATAAATCTAAAGGACCGTCATTAAGACCATCTAGTTTTGTATAAATATCTTCTACTATATTCATTTCCTGTGCCTTACAAATCTACATTTGCGAGTGTTTGAATTGTAGTGTACATACTGTACATTAAGTTCTTTTTGAATAGGGGTTTTGCCTGATAGCCTACCGTCCTTGTAAGACTTAACATCAATAAAAGTAGCATTACCTTCAGGGTCTAATGCTACTATATCAATAGGGCCTGTGCAACCACAGTTTTTAAACACATGGTAGCCTAAGTCCCAGAGCCACGTAATAGCGTAATGCTCTGCTAAGTCTCCAATCCTGCTAGGATCATGACTAGGTTTCATTATTGTTCAATGTAAGTTTGTACTCCCACAACCCCTTACTTCTGTTACCCCTAACCCTACGATCTACAGTATGTAAACCGTACTTAGCTTTTCTAAAATCCCGAAGGTATGCAGAAGCACTGGCTTCAGGAACATTAGTTACGTTAGATATTTCTTTTAGCGTTTTCCAGTCGTTACCTTTCATAAACTGAAAAACTCTAGCCATGCCTGTTTTTAATCTTTCATAGTCATACTTATATACAAAAGGATTTTCATTTTCAAACAGTTCTTCTTGTTTCATGTTAGTGTGTTTCACTCCAGTTATCTCCTATTTTATACTCCCCATCTAGTGGGCATTTAAGTTCAAGAACCTTACCGGCTTCAATGATTGCCTCAACACCAAGCCTACCAACCTCGTCAGCTTGGTCTTCTCTTACTTCTATTTGCCACTCATCGTGTACGTTAGCGACAAAGTGGGCATCTAAATCTTTAATCTTATCGTTAAGTATAATCAACGCTTGCTTCATTACAATAGCACCAGCCCCTTGTAATAATGTATTAAGTGCGGAATGTTCAGACCTAATGTAAAGCTTACGACCATCTAGTGCTTTAAGATAGCCCTTTGCTGAAGCTCCAGCAACTCTATCTTTAAGAGCCTTGAATGATGGGAGATTACTAATAAATGATTTTCTAAGGTTCCTTCCAACACTCTTACCTCCTCCAGCCACTGTTCCAAGCTTTGCATCTCCTGCTCCGTATAGTAGTGCATAGATGAAAGTCTTAGCCTGATTTCTTGATTCAAGTCCTGCAAGTTTTTGATTAGTGGTGTGTATGTCTCCATTAAGGATTTCATTTGTGTACTCCTCATCATTCATATAGTGGGCCAGCATTCTTAATTCTAACCCTGAAGCATCAATTCCTACAAGCTTATACCCTTTAGGTATTGTCCAACATGCTCGACACTCTTTACCGTAGCTAGAACTAGAGCTGGGTATCTGTGCCATATTAGGATTACGGTGTGTCATGCGCCCTGTAATAGTGCCGTTATGATTAACAAACCCATGAACCCTAAAGGTATCTTCATCTAGTTCTTTGAACCAAGAACTAATTTGAGATATTCTTTTCTGGATCATAAGGAACTCAGAAATTACTTCTGCTTCAGGGATGCCTTTGATCTGCGACAAAATCTTTTCATCTATCTTAGGCTGTCCTGTAGGGGTATGCTCTAAAGGTTCCCATCCAAAGTCTTGTAGGTACTCTCCTATCTGTTGTCTAGAGGCTGGATTAAAATCTTTAACATATACCCTTTCAACAAATGCTTCTGTTTTAAGGGCAGTATACTCTTCGTCTGTAACCCTAGTATTTTTTCCGAAGTTATCTACACCTGTTTTCAACAGTTTTTTCTGAGGACTATACCTGCGAAATATTTTTCTTACTTCTTGCTTGGGCTTAAAGCATTCATTAATTTTATTTACAATCTCAGCAAGTCTGCTGTTTAAGACACCCAATAACTTTGTAGCTTCTTCAACGTCAAACAAAAAACCATGATCTCTTTGCTGAGATAATATCTTATTTGTTTCATGCTCAAGCACAACGCTTTGACGAGAGAATCCTTTAGACTCTTTCTTTAAAGCTTTATAAACTTGATAGTTAAGATATACATCCTGCTCACAATACTTAAGCATCTCAACGCTATAACTATCATACTGATCAAACTCAATCTTAGGAGATCCTAGAGCATAACCCCATCTTTCTAAGCCATGATTCCCCTCACGAACTGGATTAAATAATCTTGAAAGAACAAGCGTGTCTACAAGCTCTTTGTCCATTAAGTTTAAGCCAGTTAGCTTATTGATTACTGGAATATCAAAACCAATAATGTTGTGGCCTATTAGCTTGTCTGCTTTTAAGAGCATGTCAAAACCCTCAGATAATTCTGAGGGACCATAAGAGTATTGTTGTTCTGTGTCTACGTCAAGGGCAGAAATGCACCATATTTTTTTGGCATCTAGCCCATCCGTTTCTATATCAAAGACTAATGATTTCATAACTCCAGCTCTTCAGATGACTCATCTACAAATACTTCCCTGAGTCTACCACTATCTTTATCATATAACAAGTGTGTTGCCATCCCTACATCTCCTGTGTATCTAGATTTAAGTACACGCATGTGTGTTGTGTTTGCCTCTTGCGGATCTTCTGATTGTTGATCACGTTCCAGTGCAATAACACAATCAGATACCTGAGCAATACTTGCAGAGCCTCTGAGGTGAGACAGTCCTACAGTAACGCCTTGCTCATGTCCCTTGTTTCCTTCTACTCTACGTAGATGTGATACTAATATCATACCTACATTTGTTTCTTCAACAAGCCTACTAAGGGAACCCATGATGTTATCAATGGTAGTTCTTTCATCACCAAAGGCAGCACTCATAACTAACATGTGCAGATGGTCTACGACTATCCACTTACAGTTACAGCCTATAATCATGTACCGAATCTTAGATAAAATATCATCAAAGTCGGTTGCTCCGTAGTGAGCGTGAATCCATAAACGATTTTCATTGTCTCCTTTAAATACTTTATTAGCAAGCTCTGTATACTTATCGTCTCCGTACTGCTCCCTAATTTGTTCTATGTATAATCTTTCATTGGCTTCAATAGACAATATACCATCTGCCGTTCTTTTCCAGTTCTCTTCAAGGGCAATAATACCTACATTATCTTGTGTCTCGTTGAGTAGCCAGTGCTCAAGCTCTCTAGTAATACTAGACTTACCTAATCCAGTACCACCCGTTAAAGTAATAAGCTCTCCTCGCCGCATACCATACAACTTTTCATTAAGGCCGCTCCAAGGATAAGGTACTGACTCTATCTTTTCACGATTAATTAATTTTTCTAGGTTATCAGTTAAGTTAAGTACACCTGCTGGTGTATAGATGTTAGAGGCCCACCAAGCAGTCACATAGTTTTGATGAAGTCCCTGCCTTAGCATGTCATTAGGATCTTTGTAGTCCTCTGACAGTGTTAATATCCTAGCCTTACCGGGAGTTAAAAGCTTTGCTACTTTACGAGCAGCCTCTTTACCTACCTTGTCATTGTCAAATGATATGACTACGTTATCAAACTTTTCTAGGTACTCTAGATTTTGCTTGACATCTTTAACAGAACCACCAGCACCATTCTTTACTGATAGCACAGGCCACTTAGAACCAAGCAACTCATAAGCTGCCATAGCATCACACTCGCCCTCTGTTAAGGTGACGTACTTACCACCAGAGTTGAATGCTTGCTGACCAAAAAGGCCAGACTCTTTTGCCTGACCCTGCCATGAAAATAGTTTATTAGGCTCTCTTACCTTGTAGCCACTGATTTCATTTGCTGTGTAGTAAGGATAGTAATGCTTAACTATTTCTCCTTTGCTATTTACTACTGCTTTAACACCGTACTTCTTTGCTGTTGCTAAAGAAATCTTACGGTCTCTTAGCTCCAAGTATTCTCCATCTATATTATTCATTGAGTTATTCTTATAGGTTTTAAAATCACTAACGGGTTCACCATTCATGGCTTTCTCATAGTCTCTAAAATAAGTTTGACAACTAAAACATTTAGCTGATCCGTTGTCATTTATCTGAACGGGGTCACTGCCACCACATTCAGGGCAAGGCTTTCTAAAGGCAACAAAAGGCATATTAACTCCTGATATAAAAAGAAAGGGGGCTTTTACACCCCCTGTTATTTAAGACTCTGCCTGATCCTCTTCGGCTATTAAAGCTTCGGGATCTAGATTCTCTTGCAACATGCCATTGTATGTTTTAGCTGCTGCGTTGAGAACGTCAATCTTTTTACTAAGCATTTGAACTTCAGACTGTACTTCAGCAAGATAATTAAAAGCTACTTTACCAGCATCATTTAATTTTTCTACATCATACAAACCATCATCAGTTTTATATGTGAACTGTGTCATAGTTCATCTACCTCCTCTTCATCTTCAATAATATCAAACTCATCTAAACCGCCCTTACTGAAAGAGACTAGGCTTTTAACCTGTACAGCTTGTAGGTCTAGTCCTTTATACAAAGTACCTTGGCGAGTGATTTCCCACTCTTTATACTGGACACGT